CGATAATGTTATTAGCTTACTGTACCGGATTACCCCCCGATACAGGTGATACTGTCCACATGTTCCACTGTTCTCTCCACTTAAGGGGGGACACGGTTGTTACACCACGGCCAGAATCAGCCCGGAACAAGTTTTTCCATCTTCTGGAAGGATTGACGTTGAATTACGTCGTCAATTTCCTTCTTCCAAGATGGGCCAGGAATCAGCTTCCTATCCGAAAGGTTTGGTAAGCCTTCTGGTCAACACTCTGGGTCTCACGCTATTCAACCCGACCCTACCACTATGAACGGAGAGATGTTATCATCATCATCTCAGCCATAGCGCACAGGATAATTACCCGAATTATCTTGCGCAATTTGGATGAAAGGGTTACCCCTAACTTCTAACTTAGTCGGATCGTTCTGTATAAAAGCACTAGTCGCTCTATGGACCTTTTCAATTCCATAAAATGACCTAATGCGTTTATCCAGAAGAATTGACTCGAAAGTGTTAAATCTCTCTGAGTTGAGTCGCTGAAACGGCTCGCCCAGACAAACCTTCACACTTGAAGGTGATAGCACGGCGGAAGTGATCAATAGTCTTCATCTCTTAGGGTAAACACTAAGAAATTGGGAAATATCGATCGAGAATCTCCTTTCGGATATCTCTTTTAACAATGCCTGCGCATCTGTTAACATGGTATTTTTCCTAAAAAGAAACAGCAGTAAAGGAAAGGGTTTCAAATTCTTTCCATCGCGGAATAAGCTTTTGGCAAATTCAGCGACTCCTACACCTTCAAAGGATTTACTCGGAGATCACGGCATCCCTAAAGATGAAATGAGATCCTTGTAAATTTCGGCCACGCGTCTGTCCCTGATGACTAAGTCATCACCCAAAAGGGCGTATTCTGAGAAGATATCCTCAGATTCAGGGTACGCGGTCTTATAAGACAACTGGACGAGAGCATGGTGACAGAGAGCCATCGCTGGCCAACTGGACAATGCGCCCATGGGCTGTCCTACCTTGTAACGGATACGTTTCAGAATCCCCCCGTCTTTAAAGACGAAGGTTCTTCTTGCTATAACTTGTAACCACCATACCGCTTGCCAAAGCGTTAAGGCATTACACTTTCAAAGTAACAGGGCCTGTAGGAGGACCGGAAACCTATCAGTGCAAGCACTTAGGTCGATCGAGGAGATAAAGTCATTTGACTTAGTCCACTCTAAGACCCTTGCACGTTGCAAGTCTTGATCAAATGTCCCATCCTGAGGTATTATTCTCAAAATGTTGGAAAAATGATCATGGACCGGTTTCAAGAAACTTTGCGTTAGTATATCTACTATCGCAACCACTCTGGTTTTTCCCCCTTTATCACTAAGGAAGGCTAACCTAGAGTGTTTTGGATCTTGACTCGACATCTTATTTCAATTTTTAAATTGTCACTTGATGTTGTCCGAGAATGAAATTTCAGCATCTTTCCTGTTTACATAAGGAAGAGATCGATAAAGTCAGAATAACTTTAACGATAAGCTTGATTTCAAAACAGCATGGATATCATGAGTAAACTTAGAATAAGCCGGAGAACCGTTAGGTCCCGCAGAACCCGATATCGCCCATTTAAATTTCATAGGCGCCGGAGTTTTAATATTATAAGTCCTTCTCATGACATTGCATGTTGGCGTTAATTTTGTTCAGAATTTCCTCACAAAATTAAAGAGGGAACCACCGAATCTATCCGTAATGGTAGATACTTTATATTCGGGTTTCATGATTACCAGTCGGTAAACATTACACACGGATATTCAGAATAAGCTGTCCAAGTGAGACGATCGAGAGAGCACCACTGCCCTCTTGAACTCACGAGGAATCTTATACGGTAATTCTGGTCAGCTCTGGCCCAAAATCACTCTAATGCAAGCATTAGATATAGCCTTGAAACGTTCCAACCCCGGTCTACCCTCACAGGTAACCCAGGTCCGGAGTTTCTTAGCCATCGATTTTGCGATTAACACACATTTGGAATCCTCACGGAGACCTATGTCTGTGAATAGTTTATATAGCTTAATAACACTAGTTATGTAAACATCGCGAATGGTTTTATTTGACTTATTTTTCATAGATTTTATTAAAATTTATGGAATAGTTGAGTAAAACTTTGCTTTCCCTTTGCAAGCAGTGAGGAGCGGCGGAGACTAGGCTTCACATCTTAGTTTCCCAAGTTAAAATGCGAACTCTTTTTAAGAAGAATCCAGATATCTGGATCGGAGATCTCGTCGAGGGATCCCAGGATCGGTAACTAGCCG